CCAGGAAGAATCGCATTGGCGAGCTAGGAGCGTACTGCCACCGCCCCGATTACGCAAAAATTACGGATCGCGTAAAGAAAATTCTTGCGAAACATCCTGAGTTCGAAAGTGCACGCATTCAAGACAATAACCATAGAGGCCGCAAGTGAACGAGAAGGAATTCAAGCAGCTGATGCTGAAGGCTAAGCAGATAGGCGGCGATTACGGTGCGGGTTATCAGCGAGGGTTGCGTCGCTGCTACCACGGCGAACAGTTCGGCACTGCGGCCGAGCATGAGACGTGGATGGCCTTGAGCGGACATCGCCAGGAACAAGGCGACGGCTACCGTGACGGGTTCTCTGGATTGAAACCGAATGCAAGCTGGTCGCCGAAAACCACGGCTGAGCGTGTAGCTGAGCACGATGCCAGGCTGGTGAGCAATGGGGGGCGCAAGCTCAGCGGGATTCGTCTCACGCCAGATGCTGCTGCTGCGCTAGCTGATCTGGAGGCGGCAGGAGAGTCTGCCACCGCGGCGATAAACAGGCTGCTCACGGAAAGCCTAGCGTCATGCAAAGGTAGTTGACATGACTGATCCAGTGAGCCATTCTATGCCTATCTTGGACTTTTCACGCATTGAGATTGCCGATAGTCGCGAATCGTCCCGGTTCAATGTCGTTACGGGCGCGGCATGCAGCAACACCTGCTGCAAAAGCGCCTGATCAGCGCAAGTAGGAAGTGGCCGTCTAGCAGTAGGAATCCCCGTCCTTTAGGGCGGGGAGGACGTCAATCCCATCGAATTCGATGTGTTTGCGCGAACGGCTGATAAGGGCTCGACCACCCGGCGCACCAATTCAATACATCCGCCATGCATCTGATCATTTTCCTGGCGTCACGCAAATGATCATGCACAAATCGCGCGGATTTTTATCAAGCCTCGGCCATGTGTCGGGGCTTTCTTGTTTCCGGCCCCATGCCTGCCTCCTTGCTCATAGGCGGATCGCACGCGCATGTGAGGCCGGACCAAACACCAACGAGACTCCACTATGACCGACAGCCATGAGGGCAGGACAGTGCATGAGCGAGTCGGCGCCCTGGAGCAAGAGGCGGCCGTCACTCGGCATCGCCTGGACAGATTCGACCGCGACCACGCGCAGTCACCCAACCGCCTCACCAAGCTCGAGCAGCAGTTCGAGCACATGACCCGCCAGCTCACCGCAATCGGAGAGAGCCAGGACGAGGTAGCCGGGAAGGTGGACACACTGAGCAACAAGCTCACCTATGGGATTGGCGCCGGCGTGGTGCTGGTGGCAGTGTTCGACAAGCTATGGCCGTTCGTGGCTAAGGGGTTCGGCTCATGAACCTGATACCTGACTGGCGCAAATCGTGGCGTCTCACCAGTGTGCAGTTCGCCATCCTGACCGCAGCGCTTAACGCAGCAGCCGGTGCATGGGTAGCGTTCGAGGGCCACATAAGTCCCGTCGCATGGGCCAGCGTGAACATGATTCTCGGCGTGGCAATGGCTGTCGCTCGCGTGGTGTCGCAGCCGAAGGTGACTGGAGAGCAGAAGTGAAGCAGCAGCCTCCATGGGTACACACGCCAGAAGACGGCCGCGGTGTCCGCAAGGTGTTCCTCGATGGGGAAGAGGTGAGGATGGCTGTCTTCGCCGACCAGAAGCGCGGAATCGTTGATCGCTATCGCCAGCCCTTGAAGATCCATGGCCGCGATGAGCGCCTCATTACTGAGCGCCTGCATGGTCGCGTGGAGGTTGTATGGCAAACGTCCAGCTAGTGGCCGTCGTTCGGTTTCGTTGGTGGCTGCGCTTGTACTTGCTCGGTGTTACTGCCGTCTCACGCATCACTGGGCTTGAGCCTGATTGGGGCAAGGTTGGCCGCTGGATTCGTCGCGGCACGATCGTCCGCGTCAAGGCGGCGCAGTGAAACGCCTCCTCACCATCCTCCTACTCCTCCGCATCGCTCTATGCGTATGCCTGATGGTGGGGATGGAGGCGTGGAGATACTGGAGGCAACGCAAATGCCACTGAGGCCGATGAAGCCCTGCGCCGCGCCTCAATGCCGCTCACTGGTAAGAGGCGCCCGCTACTGTGAGGCGCACAAGCATCTAGCCGAAGCATGGGCTACCAGCAAGCGCAGCGAGAAAGCCGGGTTGACTGGTAGAGCCTGGCGCCGGCTGCGCGACCAGATCATGAAGCGCGACGGCTACATCTGCCGGTGTGATGAATGCAGGCGTACCGGAACCCTGAAGGATGCACACGAAGTCGACCATATCGTGCCCCTCTCACAAGGGGGCACAGACGCTGCTGGCAACCTGAGAGCGATCAACCGCGACTGCCACCGGGCCAAGACCCACAAAGAGGCTCAGGCGGCACGGCAGGCGGTCACAGCAACAGGGGAGGGGGGAGGTCGAAAGAACTGACCTTCCGTTACGGACACCGTTTCGGCCCCTCTTTTTCCATCTCCACAAAATACGAGTTCCCAAAATGGCCCGACCGCGCAAGCCGACGAACGTGCTTGAGCTGACCGGCGCGTTCAAGAAAAACCCACAACGCGCCCGGCAGGACGCAGAGGCAGCCGGCGAGCTGTCCTCCCCGCCGCCGCACATCAATGGTGCTGTCCTGCATGCCTGGAACGAGATCGCGCAATACGCCCCGCGCGACGTGCTGACCGACTCCGACCGCCTGAGCCTGGAGCTGGCGGCCAATCTACTCGCGCAGTTCCGCGCCGATCCTGTCGAGTTCCCGGCCGCTAGGCTGGTGCGTCTCGAAGCGCTGCTCGGCAAATTCGGCATGACCCCCGCCGACCGCTCCAAAGTCGGCGGCAAGAAAGAGGCGCCAAAGGGCAACCCCTTCGCGGACCTGTAACGATGGCAAAACCCAAGTTCCCGCTGGTCAAGCAAGCGGAGGCCTACGCGCGCGCGGTAATCAGCGGCAAGATTGTCGCATGCAAGTGGATCAAGCTGCTTTGCCAGCGCCATCTAGACGACCTTGCCCGCGTAGCAAGCGAAGATTTCCCTTACCTGTTCGACCCAGCAAGGGCTGAGCGGGTCGCTAAGTTCCTGCAACTGCTGCCGCACACGAAGGGCAAGTGGGCTGGCAGGCGTGAGCTGATCACCCTGGAGCCCTGGCAACTGTTTTCCGTGTGCGTGCCGTTCGGCTGGCTGCGCAAGAAGGACGGAAACCGGCGCTACCGAACGCTGCTGATCTTCGTTCCGCGCAAAAACGGCAAGAGCATCATCGGTGGCGGGCTGGGCATCTATATGTTCACCGCCGACAACGAGTTTGGCGCCGAGGTCTACAGCGGCGCGACTACCGAGAAGCAGGCTTGGGAAGTATTCCGCCCGGCCAAGCAGATGATCGAGCGCACCCCGGAGCTGCGCGAGCACTTCGGCGTAGAGGTCAACGCTTCGAACATGGTTCGCTTGGAAGACGGCAGCCGCTTCGAGCCTGTCATCGGCAAGCCGGGCGACGGCTCGTCTCCGTCCTGCTCAATCGTGGACGAATACCACGAACATCAAGATTCAACGCTGTTTGACACAATGGAAACGGGCATGGGCGCGCGTGAGCAGCCCGTAATGCTGGTGATTACCACGGCCGGCTCCAGTATTGGCGGGCCATGCCACCAGCTTGTCAGGGACTCCGAGCGAGCGCTTGAGGGCCTAATCGACCGCCCCGACCTATGGCCGGCGCTTTACACCATCGACCAGGGCGACGACTGGACAAGTGCGGAGGCGCTGCGCAAGGCGAACCCGAACTTCGGCGTGTCGATCAGCGAGGATTTCTTGCTGGCTCGCCAGCGCGACGCCATGCAATCGGCAACCAAGCAGGCGACCTTTCGGACCAAGCACCTGAACGAATGGGTGGGCGCCAAGAACGCCTGGCTGAACATGCTGCGCTGGAAGGAAGCCCCGCCACGCAAGAGCCTCGCAGAACTGGAGGGGCGTCCCTGTTTCATCGGGCTGGACCTCGCCAGCAAAATCGACGTGGCCGGCAGTCTGTTGGTCTTCCCGCCGCATGGCGACGACCCGCACTGGCACGTCCATGGGCGCTACTACCTGCCCGAGGCGCGAGTCATCGAGGAGCTGGATAGCAACACGGCCCGATACCGCGAATTTGACGCGCTCGGCCTGCTGACGCTGACCGATGGCGAGGTGATCGAGTTCGAGGTCATCAAGGAGGATCTGCGCGAGTTCGCCGGCCGCTTCGACCTGCAGGCGGTGGGCTACGACCCATGGCAGGCCACCCAACTGGCTCAGGAAATGGAGCTTGAAGGGCTGCCGATGGTGGAGATCCGCCAGACGGTGCAGAACCTCTCCGAGCCCATGAAGGAACTGGAGTCGCTGATCCTCCAGCGCAAGCTGGCCCACGGCGATTGCCCGGTCCTGACGTGGATGGCCTCCAACGTCGTCGCGAAGATGGACGTAAAGGACAACATCTACCCCAACAAAGAACGGCCCGAGAACAAGATCGACGGCATCGTCGCCTTGATCATCGCTCT